GTTCATTCGAATCAGGCATCAAAGCAGGGAACTCAACAACCTCCCACTTATCTGCTAATATATCTCGCGCCTGCTGGCGCAATAACTTACCCGTCAAATCATTCTCAGCCCAACGGGTCATTATAATTACTATACTCCCTCCAGGCTGTAATCGCTGACGGGGGCCAGACGTATACCACTCATAAGCATGTTCCAACGCTGTAGGCGATAACGCATCCTGCTCAGAATGCGGGTCATCAATAATCAATAAATCCGCACCACGGCCCGTCACCGCTCCACCAACTCCAGCCGCAAAATATTCACCGCCCTTTGATGTCTCCCATCTACCCGCAGCTTGGCTATCCGCTCGCAGCTCAACATCAAATATACCTCGATATTCCTCCGTATTCATCAAATTCCTAGTCTTACGTCCAAATCTAAACGCCAACTCAGCCGTATGCGTAGTCTGCATAATCTTCAATGTCGGCTTCTTACCCATCAACCACGAAGGCAGCAAATAACTTCCAAACTCACTCTTCGTATGTCGGGGGGGCATATTCACAATTAAACGCTTCAAATCACCAGTAGCCAATCGGTTAAACTTCTCCGCCATTATTCCATGGTGGCGTCCATTCACAAACTCAGGCCAAACCATCTTACAATACGTCATAAAATCATCACGCGCATCCTCCGCCTTACTTAAATAACTCGCGCGGTCCAATAACGTACCAAACTTCTTTAAATGCTCCTCAGGAACATACTCTAACTCACTAACCATATTTTCTTATATATCGAAAATTTTTCAAGGACAATGAACCTATAATCAATAACAACAATAAAGGGGGGTAGGTCAACTGTTTAAGGTTCCATATAGTTGACTTTTTGTGAAATGTTTTTGGATCATGTTGAATCGTGCGAAACAGGGTAAATGGTGCTACGTATACCACCATTTTTGTCTCAGGGGGGGTCACAAATCACACATCCGTTTTTTGCCCGTCAAAATTTAGGGGTACCTTGGCAGATAGTTGCCTAGCTTATAGTTGCCTAGGCAACTATATAGGCAAAAAAAGGACGGGGCAATTTTGCCCCGCCCAAATTGTGACCGCTATTTTTTGGCGGACTTAGTTGCTGGCTTGGCAACTAGGCGAACCTGAGGGATGCCCCAGTTACCCTTGCCGATGCTAGGACCGCCACATAATAACATGAACATGACGTTAGGGCTTGTGGCCGACTGGCCACCGGATGGAATGCCAATGTTAGACGCGCTAGGCTTTTTAGTATTAAGGCAAGCGCGGAGCCATTGGCCATATGAAAGCTGACCATTGAGCGCATGGTATAGCATAGACTGGCGAACGCCATACTGGCTTTTTCCATCAACCGCGCCTACCATGTAACCGCCAAGCGTTTTGCATGGGGCCTTTCCGCCTTTACCGTAGGCAAGGTTATCAAAAGTATTAAGCGGTTCAATAAATACATTATTGGCATTGCCGCCACCATGCTCGGCAACAAAGGCCTTTATTGTATCGTATACATAATCCTCGCCTAGTTCCTTAACCTTGCTAATATCAAGGTCCATAACAATACCGTTTTTTGCGGTAACTGTGGCGGAAGTAGTTTTTGTGTTTGCGTTTACCATTTTTTTAAACCCTTTTTAATGGTGCGGTGCGAACCGCGTTAAGGCATTATTGCCATAGTTATTAATATAATGTGCAATACATTATATGTAAACCCCTATACAGCATTTTTTTATCGGGTATGCTTCCCAGGGTCGCGTTAATATGTGCTAGGCAATAGTTGCTTAGACAACTATTTTGGCCCATGCCCGCGACAAGATTTGATTTGACTTGATTTGACGTGATATATGTATACGTACCTATATCAATAACGATCGTACACGCTCACGCTCTCTCTCGTCGTAATCCTAATCTCAACTATAATCGTAAAACATTGCCAATAAACAAACGACAATAAGACAAATCACAAATACCATTGGTCAATACCTTTGCTGGTTAACAATGGTTATTGTATACACTGCCACAATGGTCTGTTGTTGTCGTTTGTTGTATTTTTTGCTCTCGTCAACCTTGATCAATAACGATCAATAACGATCAATAACGATCAATATATATATCATCATCAATCATTGTCTATTATTCTCTCTCCGTCGTAATCGTCTCTCCGTCGTAATCTCGGTCGTAATCTTGATTTGATTTGACTTGAGCAGAGGATGATAGAATATGATTGATGACACCATGCCAATCAAACGGTGACTCGCAACACCAGTCAGGTTCCAATGGTGCATGGCTCTTGGTCTCTCCTATCTTAATCGCTCTTTCTCCCCCAAATATATTCAGGGTAGAGGACGAAGGATGATGAACCAAGTTGTAAACTTGACCTTTATTCATAAAATATCTGGTTTGCCACGCAATTTGATGCGGACGCAGTGCAATGCTTTTTAATGACTTTAACCTATGTACCTTCAGTTCCAACCAAAAGCTCGTTCCGTCAATTATGCCATGCAGGTCAGGTATCCCTGGAGTCGCCCAAGACTCTAAGCGTGTCCAAAACACGCCTAGGTCTTGAGTCCCCTCCCTTAACTTATGCCAAAGCTTACTCTCTGGCTTACTAGTCATGACTTGCACCTACCCTTTCTAATTCTATCAGCTTGGCACAATCAGGACACTCAGTAACGTGGCTACGCAATGGTGATGCTTGGCGTCCATACGTAACGTAACGTACAAGGTCAGCACCACACAAAGCACCGTTTTCAGCATACACATCCACAGCCCTGTACACGCTCAACTTTAATGGTGTGTCTGCAAGGTAATAATGCACGACTCCGCTAGGGTTTAGGTGAGGAACATAGCCCTCACCCATACCACGGTGCGTTTCAAAAAACACATCATGTTCAATAGGCTTGTTAATCATGACGCCTCCAGCATTGCATAAGGGTTATGGTCTTCGCCCCTTACTGGGCTATAGCCAAAAGACCTAACCTTGTGCGTTTTTTCATCAATAACAACATTATACAACCAATCAATGTCGCCATGTATGCCGTTGGTTATTTCATACTTGCCCTCTAACTGCATAGGCTCGTAATGTGTGTGGGCGTCCCGTACTAAAGGCACTGCCAACAAGGTCGTCATCGCTGTGTCCCATGCTTCATGCTTAACTAATATGTCCGCATAAAAGTCAAGTAAAAACTGTGGGTCATTTAGCACTTTGTCAGCCCCTGCTTTGGCCTTGCCTCCTGCAAGCTCTTGGCAAAACGTGGTGTAGTTGTCTGCGTACCAACGTATCGCTTCACGGTATTGCTCTAACTCGTATTTTACATAACAAGGGCTACCATCGTAATGTCTGTAAATATATTTACGTTGGTCACCGCACTTCAAAACTATATTACATCTTGTACCCATTTGTCTAACCCTTTCTCGGTTATTTATTAACTATAATTAGTATAGCAACAGCATTTACATTGAGTAACCCTTTTTACCTCTTATTTTGTCTTGTCTTCAACCTGTCCTTCTATCACTACATTGCCATCGGCAACAGCGGCAAGAGCAGGGAACTCTTTTTGTAGCTTTTGTATTTCTTTCATTACTTGCTCTTTATCCATCTGGTCTATTTTACCGTGGAGTATTTCCTTACGATCAATATAGAGACCTGCCGCTTGGCCTCGTGATTTTTCAGCTGCGACAGCTGCGGCGAAGTTACCGCCAGTCATAGCTGCATCACGTATTTCTGCCAGCTTTTTGACGTGGACCTCAAATGTGACTTCGTACTTTTTGGCTAACTCAGCTTTTAGTTCACCTATTCTCGCAACTACGTTGGGGTAGCGTTGACCGTTTAACAGTTGTGATGCTATGGCATGTGCAGATTTTACCGAGTACCCTGCCCTGACTGCGGCCTCGGTTTGGCTGATGTCCTCACACACATACAATCTTGCAAACTCTTCTTGCTTGGGTGTGATGTTCTTTTCTGTTCGTGGGTTGGCTACTATTTCAAGTTTTGGTTTATGAGTAGCTTTGGCTAAAACCATGTTGATGTCCTCTTTGTTTGGCTACTTTGCTATAATAGGAGGAATTACGAAAAGTTACTAGTTTAAAAAATTTCAAAAACGATCGCGCGTACCGAGAAAGTCAATGATTATTTGAACATCAACCATGTACAATATCTCAATACCTATGCTAAGTCATTGTTTATATGTGTATAGTCATATATCGTATATTTTCAAATCTTAAAAAACAAAATCACACTTATTCGTATTTACCTGTATTATAGTAAACTTGCTATAATTGATGGTTTTTGTGGATGTTTTTAAGGCCCGTGTGACAATCGTAACTTATTTGGGTATAGTTATATACCCCCCATACTTTGAGGGCTTTGTGGCGCATCTTTTTATTGAGAGTTTTTTATAAAAAGACGGGGGGGCGTCATGCCCCCCCAAGGGTTTAACTGATTACCACACTACAGCGATGTTCATAAAGCGGTAGGGTTGTTCGTTTGTTTGCATACGTATGGTGACTGCGTATGTACCGCCAATGAGAACATGGTCATTTAG